AGTATATTACACTTTTTTTTAATAAAATATATTTTATAATTTTTCCTTGACAAAAAATTTTTCTAAGTTATAATAGAAAATATAAAAGTAAAGTATATTTTACTTTTAATAAAATATAGTTATCTTATTGTTAGGAGGAGAAAAAATACGGAGAATAAGAAAATAGTTAAATTTATTGAGGCATTAAAGGAAAAAGGCTATATAAATACAGATTCTAATACTAGTATTGAAAAGACTGTTAAAAAAATCAGTTGTTTGGAAGAAAAATTAACTGATGAAGAATTTGAAGAACTTCAAAAATTATTTTTTATAGTAATTGAAAATATAAAAGATGAATACTTTGAATTGGGAATGATAGCTGAAAAAGTAATGCAAGATGAATAAGAGCAAAAGAAAAAAAGGACAACCTGCCAGAAGCCCTTTTTACTAAATAGTGAATGAGAAAGTACTTAACTTTAACAAACACCTATTTGATTTATGCTTAATTATAACATGTTTTCTTATATTTTACAAGTTTTTTTCTCTCAAAAAGGAGGAAAAATTTATGAATTTAAAAGAATTGAACGATTTAATTGAAAGATTTGGAGATGTCCAACTTTTAGAAATCAAGGAAGAACTTCAAAAAATGGGATATGCTTGTAAGATTGCTGGTGATAAAAATGATTAGAACAATCTATATTATCACAAATGAAGATAAAATAATTCTTTCAGCTTTCACAACTTTGCAAGCTGCTAAAAATGAAATTGAATTAAATTATTCAGAGTTTCCAGAAAATTTTAACATTGAACCTTGTGCATTGAATATTGATGCTAGATTTATTAATGAAATTAAGAAAGAAATGGGGGTTGAAAATGGAAAATAATTTATATTTCAAAGATGAAACTTCTAAATACATATTTTTCTTAGTTGAGCTAGGAGGAAAATCTCAACTTGATTTTCTAGGAGTAGATTTTAGTCATTATAGTAATAAAGAAAAGGCTAAAAATTGGTATAACAAAATTAAAAATATCATTGAAAAATCAGAACATTCAAAAATAGATGAAGCCATTGCTTCATTGGAAAAACTATATAAAGGAATGGCAAAATAAGGAGTAATAATGAAAACTAAACAATATGTAGAATCTAGAATTGCAGCATTAGATAAATTAAGAAAAGAAGCTCTAAAAGAATACCAAACAAAACTTGATAATGGTATTGATGATGAAGAATTATGGAAATATATCAGTACTAAAAAAGTTGAAATCCATACTTTGAAAGATATTTTAAAAGACTAGGTGAAAGTTATGCTGGATATAAGAATAAGATTAAAAATATTGGAAATAATAAACTTATCATTAGAAAAGAATAATGAAGAAAAAAATACAATATTTTTTAACTTTATGGGACATTGTTCAAGTTTTTGTATAAGTATTCATTATGATGGCTGGAAAAATAATAAAGAGCCTGATTATAGAAAAAACTTATATTTCACTGATTTATTAATAAAAGAAAAATTGAAAGAGTTGGATGAAATAATAGAAGTTTTAAAAAATTTAAAATAATTAAAGGAGCTTAATAAATGCAAGAAAGAACATTTAAACAGTTATTAATGAGTAGCAATTACTACACATTAAACAAGCAGATAGTAAAAGCATTAGGAATAGAACCAGCTTTCTTGCTAACAATTCTTATTGAAGCTAGTGATGGACTAGCTGATGATGAGGGTTGGTTCTATCAGACTATTGAAACCTTAGAAGAATTAACAGGGTTAAGTAGACATAAACAAAATAAAATAATTCAAGATTTAATAGAAACTAATATACTAATCCAAGAAAATAGAGGAACCCCTTGCCGTAGATTTTTTAAAATCAGTTTTCAAGAAATTGAAAATCTAGTTTTTAAAAAAACGGAAACTAGTTTGTTAAAAATTGACAAACTGGATTGCAAAAAATTTACAAACTACTCTGTAAAAAGTTCACAAACTAGTTTGTTAAAAATTAGCAACAATAAAGAACATAATATAAATAACTTAAATAAAGAAATAAATCATAAAGAAAATAAATCATATGAGCTTGATGAAAAATTAAAAACTGTAAAACAATGGTTCATAGAAAATGAAATTACTTTTTCTAAGAAACATGAAGTTAAAGTTTTAGAGCTATTAAAAAATAACTCACTAGATTTTGTTTTAAATACATTCCAGGAGCAACTGGATATTTTAAAAAATAAATCTGATGTTAAAAGTGTAGCTGCTGTTTTCTCTAATCATCTTTTTAAAGGAACTTGTGAGGTAAACTTTCAAGAACTTGAAAAGAAAGAGACTGAACATCAAAAAATTAAAGAAGAAGAGAGAAAGGAGTGTGAAAAGAATGAAAAATATCTTGAAATTTTTAAAAGTCTCCCACTAGAGCAGCAAGAAAATATTGAACTAAATATATTAAAAAAACATGATATTAAGCATTTTTCTAAATTAAAAAATAAAAGTGAAACTATGTATTATAGATTGATTAGCCCTTTTATTTTGGAAGAGCTTCAAGAAAAAGGTTTAATTTAGAGAGGAGGTTTATGGGAACAACAAAAATTAACATGCCATTTGCAAAATGGTGTGAAGTTCAAAAAGAATTTCAAGAAGTTAATGAAATGCTTTCTGATAATGAAAAATTAGACTTTGAAAAATACAAATATTGTTCCAGTTATGGTAGGTTACTCTGCCATCTATATTTAATAAAAACTGGAACAACAAAGACTTTGAAAGAACCTGAATTTTATAACAAAAAAGGAGTGTAATTGAATGAAATTACGTGGAAAATTTTACAGTATTTTAACAGGTGGAGTTTATAGAGTTTTAAATATAAATTTCCAAAATAGAAAGATAACAGGAATTAATTCAAATGAAGAATTAAGTTTTAATTTCAATGATGTTATTTGGCTAGAGAGTACAGAAATAAAAGAAGGAAAAAAATTCATCTACACAGATGATTATGTTATTGCAAAAAAAGATAACACTATTATTATGACTGGAGTTGTAAAAAAGAGAGCTGATGGAACATTCGCATTAGTTAATAAAAAATCTGGTCAAGTTATGTCTTTATTACAGTTGCAATTTGAAGGAGCTAAATTAATTAATTTGCAAAATCATAAAATATATTTTGCAAGAAAAAATAATAAAACAAAAGAAAAATAGGAGGAGATTATGGGAGTCGTACTTGTAAAAAATAATAAAGGTGGAGTAGGTAAAAGCTGGATAGCTTTACAGCTAGCAGCTTATAAAGCCTTTCAAAATGAAAAAGTCTTGCTATTAACATCAGACTCTCAGAATAATGTTTTAAATTATTCTGGAATAAAAATTAAAGATACTAATAAAAAAGGACTTGAAGATATGTTAGAAGGGAAAAATTATGAATTAACAAAATTAAGACCTAATTTATTTTTCTTGCATCTTCAAGACTATAAGGTAAAAGGGAATCTTGATGAAAAATTTAAGAAACAAATTAATAATCTGAAAAAGGAATTTAAACATATAATCATAGATGGTTCTCCAGTTATGAATTTGGATAATGTTTTTGTTGATGTAGCTGAACATATAATTGTTCCAACTTTCTTAGATTCAGTTACAACAAATTCTATTTTAAACTTACTTAAAAAAACTGACATATCTAAGATTAGAGCTGTTATTCCAAATAGAGTAGGAAGGACAGCAATAGAGAAGAATTTTTATACTTTTCTTAAAGATAAATTAACTCGTTCAGGAGTATTCTTATCTATTCCAATTAATCAATCTTCAATAATTTTGAAGTTAATTGAAAATGGTACTTTACTTTGGGAAAGAAGGTCTCAAAAATTAGATGATATAAAAAATGTTTTCATAAAAGTGTGGGGTGAAATAGAAGATGAGTAATGAAAATAATGTAATGAAAGCAGTTGAAGAAGCATTAGCTGGAAGCCAATTAAGAAAGTTTGATTTCGCTAGTTACGAAATTTCTGATGATGATAAAGCAAAAATTGAAGAACAAGAAGTAAAACTTCTTAATAGTTTTAGGAAATACAAAAATAATCTTTTTGATATATGTAGCTCTTTGGCAGAAGTAGCAAAATTATTAAAGCCTTCTGGAAGTTTTATGGCTTGGTATGAAAGTGCAGGACTTACAAAGGATATGGTCTCAGTTTTTTTAAAGCGTTGGGACTTATATCTTTGGCAACCTGATTATAAAGATAAAATATTTAGTTTGTCAGATCAAGCAATAAAAATTATATCTAACAATTCTTTAGGTTTGGAAGTTGTAAAGGGAATACTGGAAGCAGATGTTTTAAAGGTTAAAGAAATTAAAAAACTTTTACCTCAGCCTAAAAAAGAAGAAAAATCTGAAGTTAAAGTAGAGAGACAAAAATATTTTAATTTTAATAAAATCAAAAAAATGGAAAAAAGAGCTAAGAAGTTAAAAGATGAAGAAAAAACAGAATATAAAAAAGAATTGACTGAATATATCAACAGTCTACAAAAGCTTATGGAGGAACTATGATTGATAAAAAAACTTTAATAGAAAAAGCAGAAGGAATAATTAAATATAATGAATCATTAATTAATGATGATGCAGCTGTTGCTATGTTAGGTATTTCAAGAATTTCTGCAATGAAAAAAGAAAATGAAGAGCTTGAAATTTTTATAAAAGTTTTTAAAAGACTAACAGAATAAAAAGAACTTTATCAATTTTGCACTGCAAGTAACTTGCTCGTGTTGATAAAGCCCTCAGACAGTTTTATTTTACAGTAAGTTATTTGTGGTGTCAAGAATACAGGAGGACATGATGCTAGAAATAAGAAAAATTGGAGAAGACTTTTACTTAGTTGGTGGAGAATATACTGCAAGCAGTTTTAATGAGGCTGTTGTAATAGCTTATAAAAATAAGAAGATAAAAGGATTTAAAGTTGACTGTATGGAAATTAGCTTCTGGAAAAAATTGAAACATAAACTTAACTTTCCTTTTCTTCTATTAGAAGCTTGGATGTGATTTTATGGATATTTTAAAATTAGCATTAGCTGCTCTTTTAGCAGAAAGGAGTGTTGAAAATGAGGAAAGCTCAAAAGACTGTGAAAAGACAAATAAAGATAAATGAAAAGAAAGAAATTAAATTTATAGAAAAACCTACTGAAAGTGAGCTTGATGCTTTAAGTTTAAAGACACTTTTGCTTTCATTAGAAATTGTAATTGGTAATCATCAAAAGGTTTGGAAAAATGAAAAAGATGGATACTTAAATCCTTACTACAAGATACTAATTGGAAGATGTAAAAACTTAACATCTGATATTTATAACAAATGCTATGACGATGTTAAGGAGCAAGATATAGAGTATGAAGATAACTTTTACACTAGACAAGTAATGACAGCACATGTTAAAGATTGTGCAAATTCTATTTGGGAAAAAGCACCATTGTCTTTTGAAGATAAATTACAAAGGCTTCCAGCAGGATTTACAGATACAATTCATTCCTGGAATGGACTTATTAAAAACTTTAAGTTAGACAGAGTTAAAAAAATAATTAATGAATTTGACATAAAAGAAGAAGTTCAAGAATTAATAAAATCATCTGAAAAATACTTAGATATGGTTGATAGAGAAATTATGAAAATTAAAACTGCTTAGGAGGATAAAATGAAAGAATTTAAAATGAAGGCTTGGTTGAAGAAAGAAAATAAAATGGTTTCTATTATTGGAATTGACTTAAACTATCAATATATTAGATACACTGATGATGGTAATCTTTTTAAAGATGACTATAAAATTGCTGAATTTAAAGATATAGAACTTCTACAATTTACAGGAGCAAAAGACAAAGCAGGTCAAGAGGTTTATGAGGCAGATGTAATTAAATTTAATGATGGTATAGATGATATTTATGGATTAATTTCTTATGATGATGAAGATGCTGTTTATTGTGTATCTTATGAAAATGTTACAGAACATCTTTCAAATATGGCAGGAGATTTTGAAATTGTTGGTAACATTTTTGAAAACCCAGACCTGCATGAACAACTAGGATACTAGGTGAGTTAAATGGAAAAAATTTGTAAATGGTGTTCTAACTATAACAAAGGAAAATGTACTATTTTAAATGAAAAACTTTATCCAGATGTTCCCTCTTCTTACTGGGGAACTTTGGATATTATTACAAAATTTTTTGATAATCATTTCAGAAGGTTTTTAGATCCTAATGATTTATATGATTTAGCAGATGAGCTTTCAGATGAAATAAATGAATTTGTTATTAAAAAATCAGAAGCTACAACCATAGAGCTTGGTTATGAACAACAAGAAGATTTTTCTTGCAAATATTGGAGATAAAAGGAAAGGAGCTAAGTATAATATGGAAACTAATAAACCAGTAAAAAACGAAGAAATAAATATAATAAAAAGAGCAGTAGTAGAGCAAATTGAAGAACTTTACAATAAATTAATTTTAAAGAAAAAGGCTTCATAAATGGAAAAAGTTGCCATTTATATTAGAGTATCAAAAAAAGAACAAACTAGAGATAAAGGGAGTGATAGCTCCCTTAATCTTCAATTAAAAAAATGTTTAGACTACTGCAAAGAAAAAGGTTATGAAGTCTTAAAAGTTTATCAAGATATTGAAAGTGGAAGAATAGATGACAGAAAAGAGTTTAATGAGCTTTTTGAAGCTATTAGTAAGAAAATATATACTAAAATAGTTTTTTGGGAAATTTCAAGAATAGCAAGAAAAATTTCAACAGGAATGAAGTTTTTTGAAGAGTTAGAATTATATAAAATTACTTTTGACAGTATTTCACAGCCATACTTAAAAGATTTTATGACACTTTCTATATTCTTAGCCTGGGGTACTGAAGATTTAAAGCAAATGTCTTTAAGAATAAAAAGTAATTTGGAAGAAAAAACGAAAGCAGGATATTTTGTTCATGGTAGACCTGCAACTGGCTACATTAGAGGAAAAAATAAGATGATTATTCCTGATCCTGAAAAGGCTCCTTATATACTTAGTATTTTTGAAACATATGCTAAAAATTTCAATTTAACTGAAACTGCTAGAATATTTAATAAAACAAGAATGGATATAGTTGATATTATTGATAATAAAATTTATATTGGTTATGTTCCTTTTAGAAAGTACATACAAGAGCTAAATCAAAAGAAAAGAATCCAAGTAAGCAAAAAAGATATAAAATGGTATAAAGGGCTTCATGAGCCAATTGTTCCTCTTGAATTATTTGAATTTTGTCAATCTATCAGAGAGAAAAATATAAAATCAAGAGCTGCTTATGGAGATTATAAACCTCATTTACTTTTTTCATCTATGATTTATTGTGAATGTGGAGATAAAATGTATCAGCAAAAGAGAAATAGAACTTATAAAGATAATACTAACTATGTTTATTACTCTTATTCCTGTAAAAATAGGAAACATAAAAAATCCTTCTCAGCTAGAATTATGGATAAAACTATTAAAGAAATGATTCTAAATTCAAAAGAATTAGAAGATTTGAATAATTATAATTCTAATGATATTGAGAAAAGTGAAAAAAAATTATTAAAACTTGAAAATAATTTAAAATTACTAGAAAATGAAAGAGAAAGAATAATAAATTTATTTCAAAAAAGCTATATCAGTGAAGATGAATTGGAAAATAAATTTAAAGATCTTAATACTAGAATTCAAATTGCAAAAGAAAAAAAAATAGAATTTGAAAATACTTTGAATATTCCTAGAAATAATGACATTAAAGTATTAGAAAAATTGAAATTTATTATAGAAAATTATGATGAAGAAGATGTTATAGAAACAAGAAAAATTTTAAAAATGTTAATAAAAGAAATTAGAGTAATATCCTTTTATCCATTGAAAATTTCAATGGGGACCTTTACTTAATACATTTGACGAAACCTACTAATATGACATGGAAAGCAGGTTCTTTTGCTCAGTTTACATTACACGATGTTAAGGAGAGTAATCAAGGCATTACAGATGCAGTATCCGGTGCTACAACGAGCGGTGATAAGAACAAGCAAAACCGTTACTGGATGACAATAGCTTCCAATCCTGATGAGAATGAAATCCTTATTTTGACACACAATAGCAGTAGTTTATATAAGAAAACTTTGACCAATCTACCAGCAGGAAGTAAGGTTGAGATGAGTTGGATTGACTCTCATTTATCTGTTACAGATGGCGAAGAGCCACTTGTTTGTTTTGCTTCTGATGTAGGTATTGCTGCAATACGACCAATTATCAAAGAGTGGGCTGGCAAACGAGATATTATTCTGAGTCATTTGGATAAGGATGTAACGGTTTTTGATGAAGAGTTGTCTCAAACGGCTCAAAAATACGTCGAACTGAATTATGAAAAAAGCACCAGCCTCGCCCAAAGTCAAGAAAC